AGCTTTTTCTAATGTTTCTGAATTAACATGAGATAAAGTATCATTAATTAAATCACCACTTATATTGGCTGTTTGATATAATTTTCCATATCTCATTAGTATGTCACTCCAGCTTCAAATTTTTTCCATTCAATAGCGTTCTTAATATCCCAACCACGATTATCCACCGACTTAATAACCCCCTTAATATAATCAACAACTGTCTCTAGATAGCCAATTTTATTTTCTGCATCTATCACATCCTGATCAGATGTAATGTATACACTCAGGTCTGTCTTTAAAACTTTAATGTCAAAAGGTTTACTAATATAAATCTTAGCATCTGCTTTACCACCATAGTATTCCCATTTGTCACGGTATATACGTTTGTAGTCACCTTTTGCTTTAAACAAAAGAAGTTCGTACTTAGACTTAATATCTAAATATTTTGCTTTAATTTCTTGGTTTTTTAAGGATTCGGTATCTAAATGTTCATTATCTATTTTTAGGTCAGCATAAACTCCATGCTTCAATTCATCAAGATTCATAATTACTCCATTATGTTATAGGTATTATCTCATATAGTTTGTAACGAAAGTCTATTGTAGCAGTAAGATACTCAACATCAGTTACATTTTGTGTATAGTCTAGTCCACTTAATGATACAGGGAAAAGGTCTGCAAAGCGTACTTCAACAATAGGGTTATTTTTATTTGACAAAATAGTAAGAGTTGCGTCAGAGTAAAAAGCTTTATCTGCTGTAGCGTTACCTACTCTACCAATATCAGTATTACCACCATCACCCGCAGCTGGGGTATTTGAACCACTACGTCTAAAATCAATAAACTGTTGTTTACTTTTAGGGAAACCAATACCGATTAACCAATCATGGATTGTTCTATAATTCTGTAACTCTTCATCTACAATAAATGAGATTGATAAGTTATCAAAAGTAAGATTGTCACCTAAAATTGGAATACTTTTATACGGTGTGGGTATAACTAATTCACCCAAAGATATTGCTGGAATATTTGCACCAGTAGTAAAAAACTCAACTTTTGGAAGTTGGTGTATCATAAACCTAAACTGAGTTGGACTTGAATAATCCAAAACTGTTGGCTGTCTGTTAAGTGGCGAAGTATTTGTTGTCATACTACTATTTATAACAAAAAAAAGAGGGGAATAAATCCCCTCTTTAAGTTTGTTGTAGTTAGTTGGTTAACCCAACTATTATTATTACATAAGGTTCTTAACTTGAACGCGTCTGTAATATTTGTTGGTAGCAGCACTAATGGAGATTGCTCCATCATTTGCAGCTGCAACTGTTCCTGTGTGGAATGGGTTAGCAGCGATACCGTAACGAGTTTTAAACCCGATTTTTGGTTGGAAAGTATTTTCACCGACCGCACGAACCATTTGTAGAGGAACGTATGGGCAATAGAACATACCAGCATCGTAAGGTGAAGTACCTTTGTATCCAACAACGTAGTACTGAGAAGCAGATACGTTGGCAGAATATGGGTCAACATACACTTTGTAACGACCATTCATAACACCAGCGAATGTAGTTGAAGTATCATCAACATTCAAGTTGTTATTAAGGGCTGGAGTGTAATCAAGAACACCTGCCATCTGAAGTGCAGAAGCAACATCAGCTGAACAAAGGATCATGTTACCTTTACCGCGACGGGTCTGTTGACCAATAGCATTGGCATCACGCTCGATTGCGAACATTAGACCTTTGAATTTCTCAACTGACCAACGACCATTTGAGTCTGTGTCAAGGTCAAAGATACCAGCAGTTGTAGTATTTGACTGAGCACCCTTAACAGCTGAAACGTAAATGTTACGAACAACTTCACGGTTAATTTCTGCAAGAATTTCAGTTGACAAGATGTTTGCCAATTCTGTTTCTGCGTCCAAACCATGAATAGCTTTAAGGTCTTGAGCAAGTTCCATTGTGTACTCAGCTTTAAGGGCACGAGTAACAGCAGTAACTGTATGCTTTTCGATTGAGAAAGCCATTTCAGCGAAGGCATTAGCTGTAGTATCACCTAAAGCTTCACCTTGTACTGTTGTCATACCTGTTGCAGTTGTATATGTACCTGCAGAGGCATCGTTGAGAACAGCTGGGTTAGTACCTGCGATGTCACCACCACCAGTATCTCCACCAGCATCTTGGTTTGACAACATTGATGGTTCGTCAGCAAGAGCTTCTGCACCATCCATAGATAGTCCACGTGCACGCATCGCAAAGATAAGACCAGTTGGGCCTGTCATTGGCTGAACGCCGCAGATGTCATATGCAATTAGGTTAGGCATAGAACGTCTAACTAGTGAGATCAAAATCGGATCCCATGTGTCTAGTGCAGCGTTACCACCAACGAAAGAAGTTGGGGTGCTTTCTGACATAAATTGTTTGTCTTCTCTCAAAGACTTTTCTTGATTTTCAAGAATGATTGTTGTAACGGCCCTCTTGTACGGGTCTTTAATCTCTGCGAGATCAGGATGCGCAAGGACTGGCTGCCACTTTTCTTGTAGATGTTCTGTCTGATACATTTGGTATCTCCTTTTAATTTCTACTATTTATAAAATTTAGTTATTTTGCACTATTGACGGTTCGCCCAATAGCAGTCATGTATGACGCCATTGCACCAGAGGTATCAACGTCCTGTGCGATGCCAGAGTCTTCATAATCAATAGTTTCATTCACTGTAGGTGCGTTATTAGGAAAATAACTTTCCTTCAAAGTTCCCAACTTTTCACGATAAGACTCTTCATCAGAATAATCTACATCTTCGATAAGTGATTTAAACTTTTCAATTTCTGTATCGGCCAAATCTGTAGTAACTTCAGATACAACCTGTTCCTTCACTAGACCTGCATTGCTTTTCTTCATTTGAACAGTCTGTTCAATTGCTTCATTCAATTTAGCTTCTAGCTCTGAAATCTTGTCTGATTGTGCTTCTAGCACATCATATTTTTCATCTGGAACATCAACGTAATGATCTTCAAAGAGCTGTTTTAGACCAGAAATGAAATCTTCTGCAATTTCACCTTTTAGGCCTCGCTCAATAGCAAGTTCATTTTCCTTCATCCATTCTTCGACAACGTAGTTTAAATATGTGTCAACCTTTTCAGTCAACTCACCCTTAGTTGTGTTTATATTTTCTTCCAGTTCTGTTTTGTAGTCCTCTTCCATGCGTTCTACTTCAGAACGTACTTTAGATTTTACGGCAGCTTCAAAAACAGTTGCTGCTTTACGCTTAAACTCTTCAGAGAGGTCACCCTCACCTGTCATAAGAGCTTCAACATGCTCGGAAACATCAATGGTTTTTAAACGAGATTCAACAGCTTCAGACTTAGCTTTGGATTCATCATCCATATCCTTGTCATCCATTTCTGTTGCTTTTTGCATGCCACTGTACATTGCTTGAAGGTCAGTCTTTTTCTTACCCTTCATCATTTCATACATAGCATTGACCATCATTTCTTTCGTCATTTTGGCCATTTTCTCTTTTTCCATTTCAGCTAAATCATCGCCATCGTGATCGACCTGATCTCCAGCTGCAAGTGATTTTGCAACCTTCTTCATTCCGTCATTAGGTGCATCCATACTGTCTGCTTTACCAGCAGATTTTTGTTGTGCATCACCACTAACTTGCTTTGCTTTAGCAGCAAGCTTTTTAGCGGCAGCATCTTTCTGATTTGGAGAAACTACAGGTGCGCCTGTATCTTCGTAATCAGCTTTTGAGGTATCAATCTTGTCTGGGGCTCCAGCAGATTTCATGGGAGCATCTTGTCCATTGGCTTCTTCTAATTCACCAAGCACTTCAGCTTCCAATTCCTCAATGGTTTTATCTAGTTCATTCGCCATGGGGATTTTCTCCTTGTTTGTTAATTATTATTTATAAAATTACAGTTTTTGAAGAAACTTCGCAAACTCTAAACTGTTAGCTTTTAAGTTCTTTTTCCGACTGTTATTTTCTATATTCTCTTTTATCTCTGCAACATCGGCTTCTTGCATTAAACCGTTGTTCCAAATCCACTCCTTACCTTCCATAATACCTTCTACGAAAGCGTTTGGAGCAGATGGGTCGGCAACTATATCAGCTGCTGTCGCCAAATAAAAATCATTTCTCACATAGTTTGCACCATTCTTTTGGTCTAAACTTCCCATGCCTCTAGATGAAACCCCGAGCTTTGCTCCTTCGTCCATTAGATTCTTTACAATATTACCCATTGGTGTTCCAAGTATTTTAGCTTCACCAATGAAGTTCTTACCATCAGGATAAAGTGCAGTAATCATATGAGATGCTCTCTCAAGATTTACAGTAGGGCCATCAGGATGACCTAATTCCCCAAATGCACGTTTCTCTCCAATGTATTCTTTGTTATATCTTGCTACCTCTTTATTTAGTACTTCTGCGGGATAGATGCGACCATTACGATTTTTAATGTCCGCCTGCATAAAGATACCTTTTATCTTATAAGTTTTGCTACCATCGTCTTTGGCCTCAATTAGATATTCTGCATCTTGTTCGATATGCTCAGATATTAATTTTAATGTGTACATTATCTTATCCCTTACGCTGTATAGTTTACATCTTTTTTGAACTCAATCATTACAAAACCAGATGTACCAAGACAGGCCATTTCCATATCTCCAGAAGTAGCTCCAGTATTTGTTGCAGCAGATTCTATCAATCCAGCAGAACCATCATAGTAACCACTTCCAGCAAGATCAATTAATGTTATATCTGAATCGCCTTGTTCAATAATTTTAACATGGCCAGTATCATCATCAGCAGTACCTTGAACTAATCCCCACCAAATTCTTCTAATGTGCAATTTTGCACCATTGGCGTGTCCGTCTAGTGCAGATGCATCCAAAATAGCATTGGTTGCAGTTGTGTCATTAGCAATATTTACTAATATAGTAACAGTACCACCATTACCAGTAGTTCCAACAATTGTGTCCCTCAATGTTCTTGTTGTAAAAGCCATAATTTAACTCCTTAAAATGCTAACATTTCTTTTTCAAAGTATCCCATAAGTTGCTTTTCTGGCACCTTATATTTTTTAGATATCTCTTTTATTGTTTTTTCAAAAGTATTTAGGAAATCTGAAGGTTTAGCATCCATTCTAGCAAAGACATCATCTACTGCCTCCTTCATTTTTGGAGAAAGTTTTTTATATTCTTTTGAATTTTTATGCTCATCCTTCTCAGGAATATCAATCTGATGAAATTTCTTCATTGCCCTCTACTTCTGGTATGTGGTTTTTTACAAAAGTACCTGCCACTTCTTTTCTTTTTCCCTCTAAAGCATCAGCAACTCTACTAGTCATTACTTCTTTAAAGGCTGTTTCTGCACCTAAGTTATCGCCAGTGCTTAACGAGTCTACAAAATTTTCTGCACTCATTTTTTTTCTCCATTATCTTCTGGTGGCTCTGCACCATCATATTTTGTTACATCGTCTGCAGGTATTGGTTCACCATCCATTGAAGGGTAACGTGTGATACCGTCAGTATTTTGTGGAATATCAATTCCACCATCTTCTGGATCAAGTCCTGCTTCTTTGTTTATTTGATCTTGCATTTCTTCTATTTCATGGTCAGTAAGATTTAGTACGTTTTTCTGTACCCAATGTTTACTGAAGAATGTACCAATATACGACTCAATACTACCTAATGCATTAACTCTATCTTCAAGCAATTCAGCTCTTTTCAGTTCAGCAAAGTGACCATCCTGTAGGAAGTCATACTGAATATGTTGATGCATCTTTTTCCAATCTTCTAATGTAATCACACCTTTAAGAATAAGTTGTGATTTTAGAATATCAGTAAATAGAGGAGTAAACTTTTTACGAAGTCTTTGTACAAACTTTGTGAACTTTAATTCATCTCTTGTAATTTCTGTAGAACGACCAAGACTAAATCCTGCCTCAGCTTCCATACGAGACATAGGAACATTTAATGACCTAAACAATTTTTGTTTGAAATATGTGATGTCATCAATCTCACCAAGATTAGAACCGCCTGGCAAAGTAGTAATCTCTGTACCTCTACCACCTTCACGGCGAGGTAACCAAAAATCTTCTAACATAGACATATGATTTCTGTCATCTCTAATTTCACCAGTAGATGCATCATATACCAACTTGTTACGATAACGATTCATAACATCTTTTAGATATTGTTCTGCTTTAACTTTAGGTAAGTTACCAACATCAATATAAAAGATACGTCTTTCTGGAGCTCTTGATATACGATAGATAACAAGTGCATCCTCAATCATTCTTAATTGATTTACTGGTTTAATTGCTTTGTGTAGGTGAGAAAGAACATGACCTTTATTTTGATCTACAAGTCCACTTGGAACATAAGTAATGCTGTCTGGTGAAATCTTAATACCTTCAGATGAACCAGATTTTAATCCTTTAGGGCTGTACATATAATATTCTTGTACTTCAGCTATCATATCTACACTAGAGTTAGACTTTGGTGCTTTCTTAACTTCTTTTACTTTACGAATTTTTACTGGTTCGATATACCTAAGTTCTTGAATACCCTTTTTAGGACTTTTTGTATCAATAACTTTATGATAATAAAGTCTA